CTGTCGTAGAAGTTAGCCAATAACTTCCATTCATCTAAAGTTCCCTTAGGTTTAAACAAATCAAACAAACCTGCTGTAGCAGTAGAAGGGGGGTTAGATCCTACCCTATCCCCAAATACTTCTTTATCCCCAATAACAAATGATTTGTATGTATCGTCTGTCCAACCAAACTGTCTACGAGCCTCATCAGCTACATTAGTAGCCTGTAACTCGTTTACCCATGCGGTAGTATAAGTCATAAGATCGTCCATTTTAGTTACCGCCACTCCCTGCATGGACATCTGTTTTCTAAACTCGTCACGGGAAGTAACTGCTGTTAAAGGTACTGTAAATTCTCGTACGCCATCCACAGGTAAGTGCAGTCGCATGACTATAGACTCGCCTACTTCTTGGTCGCGTATACGTTTTGTTACATATAAATCGTTATGGTATATAAGCCTTTCGTCTATCTCACCGTCAGAAGTTTTAGTTCGTAGATATACACCTCCGTTAGCCCCTCTAAAATAAGGTTTAGGGTATGTAGGTATAGAGTAAGTAGCCGTATCACCAAACTCATCTTCAGAATCTACAAGAACTTCTACCATATTATCTTCTTTGCTAGCCTCTGCCACAGTGCGACCTAGCAATATGGGGGACTTAATTTTGCCCCAATGCTTGCAATCAGTACATACCTCAGGGTTAAATTCATCAAAAGAAGTGCAAAGATATGGACCTTTTATATTTTCTAGCTTGTCTGCGGTAGCTTCTGGAGAATAGTTAGGATGCTTTTTAGATATAGACTTAGCCCCACTAGCACCATCAGAACAAAACTTTGCTATAGACAGCCCTGCCCTCCACAAAGGCTCACTGCAATTCTCTTGGTCAGTGGCTATTATTTTTATCTGTTCACAGCCTGTACCTGCTATGGTTTTATCAATAATAGTTTTAAACTTGTTGTCATTGTTTTTTATTAACGCTTCCCTAAAAGCACTAATCCCATCTTCTATCTTTGTGGGAACTGGTATCATGTCCATACCAAGCAACTCAGCAAACGCATCAAAGTCTACAGGTTCCGGTACGTCCCCCACAAAATAGTCAACAGGAGAAGGAGGGCTAGTCTTATAGTTATGTGTCTTAGGTACTCGTAGTATTCTAGCGGCATCAGCAGTCACTGCGGGATCTGCCAAGAGTTTGTGAGTACCACATAACTTCTTTAGGTGTTCTGCTACAGGAACCCAATCAAGTGGGGATACATGTTCAGAAAGAAACCAATAAGCATGTACGCCCCGCCCTGAGTTTATAAGCATAGGCTTCGGCAAAGAAAGAGTCTTACAAAATTGAGCCAATGCTTTTATTGCTTGGTCTTGGTCGGGATAGTCTTTAGTAACACCGCAGTCAAGATCAAGAAAGAAAGATTTAAGTTTATTCACGTTATTAACTTTACGTGAGTTATCTTCGTTGAATGTTGCTAAGGCAAAGTAAGTATCGTAGCCTTGAGAGTCTAATTTTTGTGCCGCATCTACTACGTGATCTATGGAGGAGTAGAACTTTTGAACCCTCCGATCATCTTCTGTACGAAATGCGAACACACAGTAGCGACCTTCACTACTAAGAGTATTCTGCAAAAAAGTTTTAGTATCCATTATTCACTACCTAGGTCCGAGAGATAGTGTAGCAGGGGTGCGATTGCACCCTTTTCGGAAAAATCCTAGCTACATGAGGTGTTGGTAAGAGGTTAGTCGTCCCACTCATCAACGATTGAGGCCAAATCCTTATCGGCTTCTTTTGGCGCGACTGTCTTTGTCTTTGCGACCTTCTTTGGCTCCTTTACTGGAGCAGGTTCATCTTCAAAAACATCGTCACTTACTTCGGGTGCAGGTTTAGCAGTTTCAAATGGATTGCCACTTGCCTCCATCTCAAACCCGTCCACCGCACTAAACGGTGATGCGGACTCTAGTGGTACATACTTAGTAACCTGTACTGCGCGTAGTCGGATAGATACACCTGCTTCGCGCATAAAGTACGGGTAGAATGTTACCGCTACATTGCCGTGACTGCCAGTAGTTAATTTAAAATCTTCAGGCAACTCTTTACTTTTGGCATCGTATTGCTTGGGTCGTGCCGTAGCATCCTTACCATACGCCGCTTTAAGTACAGCTTTACCTACATAACTCCCGTCTTCTTGCTTCTCGAACGGAAAGTCTATCTTGTCGGGCCAGTTCTTTTCTTTAGCCGCTAAATAGGATTCCGCCATCTTCGCATACAAAGCTTTTGCCTGATCTTTATCCATGCGAAACTTTGTTTCATACTTTGCTCCATCATCAAACGGGTCACATGGTACGCTTTTACCATTCTCCCCTGCCGCAGAGTCAAACTTATACGGCTGATTAATACGTGGATAAAGTATTTCTACACTTTCAATAATATAACTCATAACATAAGTCCTTAGTTTTTAGTTTGCATCTATTTCAAAGCCCTCTACTACGCCAAACGGAGACACAGAGTTGTTTACTGGTGATACATCTAAAGTTATAGCTTTCAATGTATCTGGATGATTAATCATTCTTTGCACAGTATCTAACTCCACAACCCCAAGAGAACGCACGGGTTTAAAATAAAGTTTTGGTACAACACTTCTCTCGTCAAAATACATTCTTGTAAGAATGTTTGTAGCTACAGCGTTACGCCCTGACAAGAACTTGACGTATCCCTGCATGGTCATGTGCCCACCATGCCCTTTACCATATATAGAAGTAGCAGGTAATTGAAGTTGGTATATGTCTCCCAACTCACCCTCAAATGCTACCGCTAGGCGTTGCGAAAACCTACACGCACGTCCTCCGTTACTACCCGAACCGCGTATATTATTCGCGCAATCCAAACAACGATTAGATTGCTTCTGGTCTTTGGGAACATCCGTGGATGGTCTCTGTGTATCTGCGGACCAACATAAAGGAAACGCAACCTTGTTAGGGTCGTAGGCATCCTTATAGTAAGTACGAGACACTGGAGCGGCATTCACAATAACTATGTCCCTAAAGCTATCCATATTCGTGTTAACTTCTCTACCATTAACTACCTCGTTAAACCTGCTACCACGAATACTGATTCGACGTAGGCCAGAGCCTTCATCCACTAGATGTCCTCATCTGCAAATGCTTCGGTAACTAACTCCGCAGTGCTTTCTGAGGCATCAAAACTTTCTAACTCCATAATCTCTTCTTTAGGTTTCAGCGCATCAGTGACATCACTAATTCTAAACCGATAAGTATTACCAACTTTCAAGTAAGCACTCTTAGGTATATGCTGTTGCCTTATCCAAGCGCGAATGGTTGATACTGATACTGAGAAATGTTTTGACACTTCCTCAATGGGTACAAATTGTTCACTCATTATTTTTTCCTCACCGCTATCGCGTATTCTGAGTCTACATTAAGACCTTTAGGTACAAGGTCGGGGTTATCTTCCAAGAACTGCCGCACATTAGCTTGGTTCAATCTCTTATCAAAAAACTCAGGCACTTCATTGTTCAAAACAAATTCATACATAGATTGCCAATCACTAGTCCAGTATCGAGTCTTAACAGATCTATAGAATAACCCTGCTGAAGTCCTAACACTTTCAAGTCCCTGTTCTTCACAGTATGTAAGTAATGCTTTCTTTACTTTATCCAACTGCTTGACTAGTACGTCATCTTCTTCTTTAAATGATGCGGATAACTCCGCACGTTTAGCCTTTATTTTAAGATAAACCTCGGTAAGCTTCTCTGCATTGGGTTCATCTATAATCTCTTCGCTCATTTACTACCTCCATTAAGTGACGAGACTTTAACTTTAATGGTGTTTATTGCTTTAGTCAAGTATTTCTTTGTAAAGGTCAATCATTTTTGTGTGTACGTCAATTCTGTTATCTAATAATGAGTAAACACGTTTCTCTGCGTGAGACCCTTGTAGCTGCACAACGGTACATTTGTGATCTTGTCCTGATCTGTGTACACGTGCGTTAGCTTGAGCGTAGGTTTCTAAAGAACTTGTTGGACCCCACCACACCACTGTGTTTGCGGCTGTTAAAGTAACTCCATGTGCGGCGGCTTGCGGTTGTATGACTAATACTTTAGGGTTGTCTTGTTCTTGAAATCTTTTAAATATGTCTGTTCTTTTTGGTGCCGATACATCCCCACGTATGACCTCTGTCGATATACCTTCGCTACGTAGCTTGTCTGTAAGTATGTCTATGACATGTTTAAACGGCACAAATATTAATACTTTTTTACTAGACTCATCTATTACTTCTCTTAATACTTTGTAGCGATGTTTAATATCAAACTCTAATGCGTCACCTTTATCGGTGTACACTGCACCTGCTGATATTTGTAGTAACTTGTTCATGTTAACTGCCGCATTTGCCGCTGATATTTGTTCACCTGCCGCTTGCATTACCATCTTACTCTTCAGTTCTTTATAGTATTTGTTTTGCTGACGAGTCATTTCTACTTGGCGTTTGACATATACCATAGGGGGTAAGTCCAAACATTCTTCTTTAGTAAATCTTATGGCAGGTTGTAGTACCCTGTGTACTGTCTCGGTAGCTGTTTCTTTAGGAACCCACTTAAAGTTTGTAACCTTACGCATAACTTGATCGCGGAATGAACCTAAAAATCTAGGTACGCTATTAGGATTTACTAACTTAGCTAGACCATAAGCATCTATGGGGCTTTGTGCCGCAGGGGTACCTGTCATCATCCACAACCAAGTATTAGGGTTTATGATCCTGTTAAGCGTTTTCCATCTATTTGTCTGTGGATTTTTATAGTGAGTAGCTTCGTCTACTATTATTAAGTCAAAACCTCCATTCGCTATAGCTTTCTCTACAATAGCTAACCCGTCATAATTTATTATCACGTATTCAGAACCGTTGTTTATAATGTCCTCACGTTTTTTAGCGGACCCATAGGCTACGTCTACCGTACGGTGCATAGCAAATGTAAACAAATCGTTACGCCATGCCGAGTCCATAATTGACAATGGGCATATAACCAACACTCTATTTATTAACCCTTTATCTAACAAGAAATCAGATGCCCATATAGCACTAGCTGTCTTGCCTGTACCCTGTTCATTAAAGCAGAAAGACTTTCGGTTAAGTGTTAAGAATGAGGATGTTGTTTTTTGATGGTCAAATGGCGCATACTGCCCCGTCCATTGGTACGTACCTTCTATAGGAGATGGCACTTTTATGTTTAGGTTTCTAAGTACATGAGCCTCTTCTATACCCCAATTAACTAATACTTTATTATTTTCTAATTCCTTACTTTTAGGTATTACTGTAGTAACTTGTTTTGGCCTACGTAATCTTAATAACAACGCCTTGTTGTCTAGTATCTTCATTTATTTCTCCGATGCGAAAAAGCATGAAGTGGGTGTCCACGTCACACAAAAAGTTAGTAGCCCTGCTTCGCTTCCCGATAGGGCTAGGTCGGTATGAAAGGTCATATTGCCTCAAGCTACCTGATTTTGTTGAGTTAAAGGAAGGAATATACAAACTCCTAAACAACCTAAGGGGGAAGGTCGCCTCAAACTATTTATTGACGCATCTAGGTAAGCGTCCACACGAAAAACTATTTTTTCTTTTTGTAGTTACGGCTTCTATTAGCTGATCTACTTTCTACTTTAACACCGTCTTTGTTACTACCACCTTTACTCAATGCTTTCTTATGACTGACATCCTTACCTTCACGCTTATCAGCTTTACCATTTTTGTTAGCATCTTTACCTTTCTTATCCATCTTACGTCTAGCTCGTTGTCTTTCCATACGAGCTTTATGCTCTTTACTACCCTTAGGAGCATTGGTTTGTTTCTTGCGATCTGCTTTATTTTTGTACGGCATTAGTTCCTCCCGTTATATACACACTCAGTCACCACACAGTGACGTTTACACAGGCCACTTTGGTTTGCATTCCATACATTCTTTTCTTGCGCTTTCTCCATACGACTATAATCGGTTAGCCACTTAGTCCACAGGCTCGATGCAACTGTATGTTCATACTCTTCTTTAACTAACTCATCACACACTACAAATACTAAGCCACCACGCACTGTCTCTATATTAGGAAAATGTTTAAACAATGCCATAGCCATTAATTCTAACTGACCTTTATCTGCATACCTAGTGCTCTTACTTGTTTTATAATCTATAGCCCATGCTACCTTATCTTCTTCGTTTAATATAACTAAATCTGCTATGCCTCTCCACCATACATTATCATCAAAGAATCCGCATGGTTCTAAATTTTCTGTAAGCCCCATCTTTAACTCACATAGCTTATCACCTTTTTTGGCGGCAAGAGAATCAAGTACTGCCTTACCATACATAAACTTCTCAGGGAGTGGTGTACCATCACGTATATATTCTTCGGCGGCTAAATGAAAAGCTGTGCCGTAATACATAGCCTCAGTCTCAGGCTCCTTGTAATCTTTTAATATTTTAAGGTGATAAAACTTTTTAGGGCATTGCTCAAAAGATTTTATTTTAGAGAATGACCAAGGTTTTATACTCACTCCTTACTCTCCTCCGTAAGCCTTAATACTTCTTTAGTGGCGCTAAGTATGTTAGGCAATACTTGCCTTAAATTCTCATAAGGTATTACAATTTCTTGTGTATCAATCTCTTTGCCATCTAAAAATCTAGACTGTTCAAAGACTAAAGCATAATCACAATCGCTACTTTGAGCTATAAATATTTTAGTAGACACACCATCTTTATCAAAATCATCAATATCATCTTGTATATAAGGAGTTCTATCTATGTTAATAACTTTACCCATCAGGTTCACAATCTCCGTAGGCTTTAGCTACACCAGACTCGCAATCTAAAGGTAGCCCTTCTGCCCAAGTAGGGGTTTTTCGCATACACGCTTCAATATATATTTGCGCTTCCTTTGCTTCTTCTATTGGCACACAACACGCTATCGAATCGTGTACTGTTAAGACAGGACGGTATTTCTTAGCAATAGCTAACATCTGTTCAGCAATCACACATCGGGCTATGGCTTGACATACATTCTCTACTACCTTGCCACCGTATATCCTAGTTCGGCCTCGTCTTGTTTTATAAGTAAACTCTACGCCCTTTTCATTTTGTTGCCACCGTAAGTCACCATACTTCATAATGAGTCCAGAGGGTAATCTTATCCCACCATACTGATTCGTGACAACAGGCTTTATTATATCATTAGTTCCAAAATTCTGTGTCCGAGCACGAACCAACTCCAGTAGCATGTTCTGACAGTTACGCCATAACACGTTTATCTTCCAATTAGTCTCGCGGTATATTTTTATTACCCTACGAGCCTCGGCAATGTCCATGTGAACTCCCATACCTTTTAACTGCTCAGTAAATCTCACTGCGCCCATACCATATCCTGCGCCAAGTATGGTGGTCTTACCAACAAATCTTTGTTCTTTTGTTACCTCGTCCTCAGGTACGCCATAGATAATAGATGCCATTTTTATATATACATCTTCTTTGTTTGCAAACGCCGCTACTAAATCGTCTTGCCCTGCTAACCATGCAAGCACACGAGCCTCGATCTGAGATGAATCGCAATCTATTATTGTATAACCTTCTGGAGCAATTATACTTCTCTTTAACTTCTTACCATGTGGCCCTCTACTAGGTAAGTTCTGTAAATTAATCTTATCATCCCCACCCCACCTACCAGTGTGAGCGGCGTAATACCTTACAGGTACAGGTAGTAGTCCTCGCTTACATATATCTATAAACCTTTGTGTACGAGTTTCTTCCAACGTACTTTTATTACCTAACCGTGCATTTGCTAACGCTTGAACCTTATAATTAGGATGATCAAGTAACTGTTTGAATCCATCATCTGACTTAGCAAAGGCGAATGTACTCTTACCTGTAGTAGGGCTTATCTTCATAGGAGGTGCTACATCCAAGCCTTCTAGCAACTCAGCAAACTTAGGATTGCTCATCAGTTCTGACTTATCTGCACCACAAGAAGTTATCAGGTCATCCTTAACTGCCTTAATACTTTCAAGATGTTGTTCTAACAACCCTAAGTCTAGGTCTAGCATAGGTTCAATAAACATACGCAACGTAGTATCAATAACTCTAAGTTCTTGTCTAGGGAAGTTCTTACCCATGATCTTAAACAGTTTGTAGGTCAGCTCTACATCATTAACGCAATAATCGCCGTACTTGTCTAAGGCTTCTTCTGAAAAGGAGTCACGTCTTTTTCCGATAGCGTCGAGTACCTCTGTTCCCTTAAGTCCAATGTCATACCTTTGAGATAACGCATGGAGACTGCCCCCAACTTCGACCCCATGTAAAGCACGGGCAATGCAAAGAG